AGACCTTGAGTACCTTGAGTTCCCTGTAATCCTTGAAGACCTTGAGTACCTTGAGTTCCCTGTAATCCTTGAAGACCTTGAGTACCTTGAGTTCCCTGTGATCCTTGAATTCCTTGCCTACCTTGAGCACCAGATTCTTGATATGCAACAAAGTTCAGTACGGTTCCTTCAGAAACAGGATCATTTAATGTTACTGTTGAAGAATTAGTTGCAGTGTAATCTGAAGGGTCTAAGAGGACACCTGTAACGAAGACATCTAAATATCCAACCACATAGGTAACGTTAAAGATAGTTTGTCCACTAGTTGCAGTGATTGAAGTAATATCTCTTCTGAAAAATGTTGCTCTACCTTGTACACCTTGAGTACCTTGTACACCCTGACCAGCAAAGGCACCATCTAAACCTTGGAATCCAACACCATCTAGACCTTGAACACCCTGTACACCAGACTCCGAATAAGACAGTACAATTAATTTTGATCCAGCAGAAACTGGATTATTTAAAACTACGGAAGTACCATCAGTAGCAGTGTATTCTGTTTCTGCTAATAGAACACCGTTTAAATATACGTCAATATAACCAGTATTATACGTTACACTAAAAGAAGTTTGACCTTCGGTAGCAGTAAATATATCAGTATTTTTTGTGAAAAAAGTACCAGTTCCCTGAGTACCAGTAGCACCTTGAGGACCATCAGCTGGACCCTGAATACCAGTAAGACCTTGTACACCTTGTCCAGCAAATTCTCCATGAAGACCCTGAACACCTTGTGGTCCTTGAACACCTTGCGGTCCTTGAATACCTTGAGCACCAAGATCACCAACAGATCCCTGAGCGGCAACACCTTGAATGCCTTGTCCACCTTGAACGCCTTGACTAGCAAAAGCACCATCCTCACCCTGAGTACCTTGAGTGCCTTGGGGACCTTGTGTGCCTTGAGGACCTTGTACACCTTGACCAGCAAAGGCACCATCTTCACCCTGAGTACCTTGGGCACCCTGAGCACCATCATCACCAAGAACACCTGCAGTGCCTTGAATACCTTGAAGACCTTGAAGACCTTGAAGACCTTGAGGACCTTGAATACCCTGCGTTCCTTGTGATCCATCTTCACCAATATATCCTGCAGCTCCTTGGACACCCTGTGGACCTTGAGTACCTTGTGTTCCCTGTGGACCTTGAAGACCTTGTAGACCTTGAGGTCCTTGTACACCTTGACCAGCAAAAGCACCATCTTCACCTTGTGTGCCTTGAATACCCTGGAGTCCTTGTGTACCTTGAGTTCCTTGTGAACCTTGAAGACCTTGAGTTCCCTGAAGTCCTTGGATACCTTGAGTACCTTGAGTTCCTATTTCACCCTTATCACCAGTTCTAGCAAAAGTAATAATAATATCATCATTATTTGATAAACTATTTCTAGTACCAGATATAAAATCACAATTAATTGTGAAATATCCAGCTTGCTCGGTTAATCCAGAAATAGTAAACAGAGCATAATCGGAAGGATCATTTCTTAAAGAAATTCTAAAGTGTCCTTTAATTGTTGATGTTGAGTCATCAATCGTTCTCAAATATGACTGAATATCATCATTATTAATATCTTGATCATCAATATTAAGACTAGTAGATAATCCGAAGGTTGTTCTATCAAATAGTAAAAATCCAGGACCAGGATCACCAGTCAATGTGGATTTAAACAGATAATTAAATGATGCTCCACCAAAATTTCCCGTAACACCCTGAATACCTTGAGTACCTTGAAGTCCAAAAGATCCTTGAGTGCCTTGCGATCCTTGAGGACCCTGAGAACCCTGAATACCTTGTCCAGCAAAGTCTCCACGAAGACCTTGAGTACCTTGAGTTCCTTGTGCGCCAACACCCTGAATACCTTGAATACCAAGATTTCCCTGAACACCAATAGATGCATATGCACCATCTTCACCCTGAGTGCCTTGAGCACCTTGTGTTCCTTGCGATCCTTGCGATCCTTGAACGCCTTGAGCGCCTTGTGTTCCTTGTCTACCCTGAACACCTTGAGATGCAAACGCGCCATCTTCACCCTGGACACCTTGAATTCCCTGTATACCTTGGGCACCTTGAGTACCAGTGAATCCTTGTCTACCTCTAACACCCTGAGCACCACTAATTTGACCACCACTTACCCATGTAGACCCATTCCAATACCAAAATTCAGAAATATCGAGAGTTGTATATGAATCACCAACTGATCCCAAATATGAATTTGGATATCCTGGAAGTAAAGTTTTAGTAGATACAGTGCCTAAGAATCTAATTGCAGTACCCTGTCTGCCTTGAGCACCTTGAGCACCTTGTGTTCCTTGAGTACCTTGAAGACCAAGGGTTCCTTGAGTGCCTTGTGTTCCTTGAGCACCCTGACTTCCTGTACCATCGGCACCTTGGAATCCCTGACTTCCAATTCCTTGAGTGCCCTGAGTACCAGTTGTTCCTTGAGGACCACTAGTACCTTGAAAACCAAGACCATCAGATCCTTGAAGACCCTGAGTTCCACCTTCACCTTGGGGACCAGCAATTCCTTGTCTTCCAAATGCACCCTGAGTTCCCTGCCATCCATATCCTTGGATACCTTGGCGACCTTGTGTTCCAGTAGCACCTTGTGGACCAGCACCACCAGTTACATATCCTAAAGAATTCCAATCACTAGTACCGTCACCTACTTTAATACTGTCGGTATCTAGTTCGGCACCTAATTCACCTTGAGCAAGAATGGGATTTGCTGATGCCCATTCTGCCGCAGTACCTCTTCTGATTTGAATTCTAGTTGCCATTTATTAGATCGCTCCGCCGTCTAATCTTGAAATTGATCCGAATTCAGAATCTGGTTCTCCACCATCAATATTTGTAGACATTTCAACAACAACGTTAGTTTGTTCTTGACCAATATTTACTGAAGAAACAGCATTTCCTGTAAAGTTTAGACCTTTAACCTTAGTTGAAATATTTATTCCATCTTTGTTTACATCTAATTTGGGATCAAGTGGATTTTCTCCATCAATGGTAACGTTTCGGTTATAAAATTTTACCTGATCATTAAAAAATGCCTCTTGACCTGTACCAGTGAATTTTTTGTTTCTTTCAGCCATTTTTCTCCTTAGAATAAACCACCAACAAATTTACCAACTGCAGATCCAACTGGTCCACCTACTGCTCCACCAATAAGTGGTGCAACATTTGAAAAGGTGCTGGTGATTAAATCCGCACCAACAAAAGACTGTGAAAATACTTTCATTCCAAATGTTTCTACAATTCCATTTCCAGTTAGTGCTTTTACATCTATCTTATTAGCTTCAGTTAAAACTCTTCCAGATCCAGCAGAAATAGTTACATTTCTTCCACCTATTAAATCAAGATCTTCATCAGCCTCAACCATTATATTTTTTGCTTTGATGCGAACTCTTCCATTTCTCGCAGCAGTGATACAAACATCACCATTCAAACCAACAATGTTAACGTCAACAGTACCTTCTTCTTCACTTTTTGATCCAGAAATAATTTCGACATGACGATCACTGTAAATTTTATATGTTCCACCTTCAGTAAATCCTGCGAGATTTACATCTTGATTATCATTAAACGAATAAATTTGATACAAATCCGATCCGTTAAATCCCATTTGAGGATTCTTAACGTCGATCCTAAACTGAGGACCACGACTATCTAATTGTCTTGCTTCCCAATTCTGGTTCGGTCTAGTCGCCATTTAACTTATACAGTCTGTAACTTGTTCAACTTATGATATTTAGTATCCGCCATAGCCACCTCCACCACCGCCGCCTGAATCAGGTGAAGGTGAAGGACTTGGGGATGGAGCAGGACTTGGTGTTGGAGAAGGTGTTGGAGAAGGTACTGGTGTTGGAGAAGGTGCTGGTGTTGGAGAAGGTGTCGGAGTGGGTGCTGGTGCTGGAGTAGGTGTTGGAGAGGTTTCACTTTCATCACTAGTGGTGATAGTAGAAGTTGTTGTAGATGTTGAATTGAAAGTATTAGTCATCACATTATCTGAAGATCTCCTCAAACTTTCTTCAATAGTATTGTAAATAATTTCATGGGGTTTATTAGTGTGAACTGCACCTACCATTTTAACTCCTCTTGTTGGATGTACATGGTATGGTCCATAATAGGGCTCACCGTTTACATATCCAATAAGTGTGGGTTTTTTTGGTAAAATACAATCAATAACTTTAAGAACACTCGTCACACCATCACCTTGACGAGAACCAGAGGCACCAAAACTGGAAGGTTCTGTCGTAGAGAAAGATTTAATAATTGGTCTCAATAATGCACCCTCACCAGTTTCTGAAACCACAGTAATGGTAGGTATATCAGTTATTACTTGACTATTTATTGGTCTAGCAGAAACGATTCTTCCAAAGTCAATATCCAAATCATAAGTATTTCCAAAGTTATCCACAGCAAAATCTTCTGGAGAATAATTTCTACCAGAATCTGTAACAACCACTTCAGATACACCCTGATTTACAATTCCATCAACACTTACAGGATAATTTTCTCCTTGAGAAACCATGTAAATTGACTTTATTTGTCCAAAAGTTTTCGATCTTTCATCAGAATCTATAGTTGTTCTAGCTATAGCACCATATCCTCTACCACACTTATCTACAAATTCAATAAATGGTGGGAATCTATAACCTCTACCTGGATTTTCTATTTCTACACCAATAATACTCGCAGTTACAGATACTGAATCAATTGCATTGGATAATCCATCAACATTACTCACAAAAGATCCTAGTAGTGCTTTTCCTACAGCATCGACACCCCCACCACCAAATATTCTAACCTCGGCACCACCTCCATCATCAAAACATGTTCCAGTATAACAGTTACCAGTAGAAGAAGGAGGAGCATCAGAAACTTTTGTTCCATCACCAAAAATATCCCACTTACCATATTGACGTTCAAAATCATTAGCAAGATTACCAATAGACTTCGAAATATTCATATTTTCTAAAATCTTATCAAAAGTATCATTTTCATTCTCAGATTCCTTTGGACCCATTCCAATAACAACCTCTTTCACTTCTGCACACTTATCCTGCCCCTGATTACAGTCAAATAAACCACCTATTGCCTTAAGTGTATCAACACTACTTCTTAAGAATTCAGCAACAGAAAATGCTGGATCCAAAATTTTAGAAACACCATTTATTACAGAAGAGAGTCCGTCAGTAACATCATCAATAATTTTATTTAAAAATGATCCGACAAATTGATTACCAGCGCAAGTAACAAAATTAGTTACATTTTTTACAATTTCTCTTAAAAGTTCTTTAATAGTTGCTTCTAGACCTTCAACGACTTTAGATGCTATACATGCTATTGCTTCTTCAAGCAATTTCACTGGAGGAACCATAGCAGTTTGTGCCGCAACTCCAGCTAAATGTGCGGTGATTGGATTTCCCGTTGCAGATAAAACTTTAGCAAAAACAGTTTTATATAATAAGTCTAAACCTTCTATCAAAAGTCCTTCAAGTTTATTATATAAAGCATTAAACATTTGACCAACAAATCCATTCGCCATCCCTTTAATGGCCATTACAGACTTGTTTAATTCATTTTCAATATTTAAAAATGCACTAGAACCGTTTTGAATTTTGTTTAAAAGATTATTTACTTCTGCAATAATACCTTTAGCTAGAGTATCTTCACATGTATCTGCAAAAACAACTGTTTTACCAATAGAACTAGAAGAAGATGTCTCTTTAGCATCATCTTCATTTAATTCTTCATTTAGTCTATCTGCTGTTTTTTTATCAACAGATCTCGTAGACTTACCATCTTCTGTATTATTACCAACAGATTCATTTGAATTTAGTAGTGTTTCAGATGGTTTTTTAATTCTTTCAGTATATCCAGTAAATGGAACAAATGGTGATGAATATGAATCAAATGGGTTAGCATCTCCTGTCCTTCCAAACGTCCCCATAATCATGGGAATCTGAGCATCATCTCCATCTAAGAAGAAACCAACAACAATATCACCTGGTCTTAATGCACCACTTTGACCAAAATTTGCTCCACCACTTCCAGCAGTTGTGGGCATTAAAACACCTGCCCATGGAAGATCTTCATTCTTTAATTCTGTTTCATTATCTGGGTGATAACCCATGATACGAACTTTATATCTCGTTCCCCATCCACCACCATTAATAGAAGCTTCCCAAGATTCTATAGGAGCAATTTGCCCTATCCACCAACGGAAACCATCTCTACCAATAAAATTAGTTTTAAATAAAGATTGTTCCATTGTTAACTAGAAGGTTTATTTTTACCAAAAGTATCTCTTACCAACTTCATAGATGTATATGATCGATTCGGTTCAAAATGATGACACAATTCCTTTATCATATATAGACCACTTTGTTCACGGTCAATTTCATTTATATCTTCAGAAGAAATCTTTGGAAACTCACAATTAATAATATCACCTGCCTTTAACTCTGTGTTGCAGGGAACAATCATACTCAGAGTTTGTGTGAATAGGACATTATATCTCATGAGTGCCTGTGCCTGATAATTTATAGGATCAGCATTAAAATCCTTAGAAACTCCTTTTTCCATTGTACCAACATCAAGAATAGAACAAAGTGTTCTTGTAGGTACTTCTCCAAGAGATTGATTTGAAGAACTTGATAGTTTGGGCAAATCTATAGACTTACCACCAAGATTTTTAATTTTATCTTGATAGTTTGGTAGACTAAACTTTCCACCATAAAAATTAAAAGTCAATGGGTCAAAATAAGACCTAGATGTTGAATATGTACCAAGACGTAATTTTTCAATGAGATTTTGATTCTTCTCAGTATAATAGTTTAAAATATTGTAATCATTATTTCTTGTTATACTTGATTCATTTTTCTCAGTATATTTGTATGATGCCTTTGATTCTTGACCAATAAGACCATCTATAGATCTAAATTGAAATCCATCTTGAGTCTGATAGAAAAGAAATCCAGCAGTAGAATTTTTACCGATATCTGGGACTGCCTTAGATGCTAACCAAGTCAATACATTAAATGGTTTTTTCATATTACCAATAAAACCATATTTGTTAATCGACTTATCAAGTTTTCCTATTTGATCAGTTCTTAAAACATTCTTTAAAATAAGGTTGACTGATTGATCGATAGTTAAATTGGTTGGATATTTTTTAGATACTCTCGCAGTTTCATTTGTTATTGCTTCTCTCGAAACTAAATTTAGAGTAAAACTTTCTCTTTGAGTTTCTGAAATTACATCAGTAATACTGGATACATAAAGATATCTTTTTGATGATTGTGAAAAATCCAAACCCTTTTTAGTTTCTCCATCTTTATCTTTTCCTTGATCTCTGACTTTAATTGATAATCTTTCTCCACCTCTTAAAGGAAGACCATGATATAATGATTGTCTTGGACCATCTGGATCACCGTCAGAATTTGGTGGAGAAATAGAATCTCCAGTGTTTACTACTTTAATCTTAGCAGTAACTGATGGTGAAAATACATCTTCATAATAATCAATAGAAATTGCACCCAGTCTAATATCAACCGTCCTTTTTTGATCGTTTGATTCTAAAAGTAATATCTCGTAAAGAGATGATTCGGATGCTGCAGACATTTAGATATTATTGTAAAGTGTTTAAAAATTGTTGCTTCTTAAGTCTATTTAACGAATTGTCTGGGATGATAATAACTCCACCATCAGATCCACCAATAGGAACTGCTGCTGTTGGTTGTTCTTCTTCAATAACAACAACCGTTTGTCCCCTCCTTTCCGTTTGGAGAGATGGAACTTGAGTTTCTGGTTGACTAGTCTGAACGGGGGTTATTGGTGATTGACCAATTCCAACACCAGAAAAACCAGCAGACAATAATACATTTCTAACATCTCTACTAAATGCAGTAGTTCCAGCTCGATCATCAGAGTATCCTTTTGTTAGACCACTTGGATAAAATCCAACATCTAGTGCCCTATTTTGACTATGAGCACTATTGGTATCCAATGGTCGGTATTCACTAGTAATTACAAATCCAGCACTTTCTAATGCTTCTTTTGCTCTCTCCTTTTCTGCTACAGAACCAAATCCAAAATGTTCATGATAATTGTTACCATCATGATCTGCTGCATAATTGGGGTGTGTTGTATCCCCAGTTACGTATCCAGTGACTGAACCACCAGTTTGTGTTGATGCTTGTTTCGATTTTTCAAGTTGAGACATAAATGATGGTAAGGAAACCTGTGCAGCATTATCTCCCGCATATTGATCAGCATAAGTGCGCCCCGTTCTTGGATCAGGAAGTGCTCTATATTGTTGTGCAATATTTGTTCCAAATTGTTCTGCAGTCATTTGACCGGATTTGAACTTATCATATCCAAGCTTCTTTAGATGGAATTGTAGTAATTTTCTCTGATTTTCTGGGGAATAGACAAATGCATCAGGATCTTCTCCCATTTGTCTTGCGAGACCCATTGCAGTTGATGGCATAAACTGTGGAGCTCCAACTGCTTGCCCTTCATATTTTCTTATAATTTCCCCTAAGCTCATAGAAGTTAGGTTTGGATCAACCTCACCTCCAGCAATTACATTATAATTTGTTCTACTCTCTGCTTGCATAACATATGAAGCTAACCCTTGCAGTCCAAGTCCAGATGATTCACTATCCTGACCAAGTGGTGTAGTCAATAATCCCATTGCTTCGTTGAGATCATTTTTCATTGCCTCAAAAGATTTTTGCAAATCTTCTGTTGCTTTTTTTACTCTACCATTAGAATCAAAGAAATCAAATTCTTTTATATTTTGAGTATATGCACCAATTACTCCCTTAAAGTTTTTTAATGTATCTGTTAAATTTGAAAGAAATTGCTTTAATGTATTGAAGAGTTTTTTTATTCTTTCAATAAGATTTTCAACAAATTTAATTATTGCTGGAAGATTATTAATTAACCATCCAACTAAAATTGTTCCTAAAAAATTTAAAAGAGTGTCTAACATACCCTTTCCTTTAGAAGCAATTCCAGCAAAAGGTTTAGTTATATCAGATTTAGAAGGAACAGACTCTAACAGTTTTTCTTTTGTCTTTCTTTTCTCTCGCTCTCTTTGTCTATATGAATCAAACTTATCGCCAAAAACTTTTTCACGACTAATAAAAGATCTTCTTAAAGTGAAATTACTAGAACTAATTCCTGGTCTACGTATTGCTGGTTTTATCATTTTATTCTACCACATTATAATTCATTTGAGAATACATCGTATAGAAATTATCTGGATTCGATGATGGTATTAATGGAACATCGGTAGCAGATCCAGTCTTAAGTGATGCTGATTGATTTTGGTTCCCACCGACTCGTCTATAGATAACATTTGGTGCTGGTTCTGGAAGTTCTTTTGGTATAGGACGACGAAGTGGAACAGGATTAACTTGAGCTGTCTGTGATTCAACTGTTCTTGAGTTTATTGGTGTTATTGGTCTTATTGGTCTTATTCGATTGCCTTCAGAATCTACATATTTTGATGCTGCTTCAAATCTGACTGCTGGAATATCAAGATCCATATCCCATTCCAAATCTTTGGGATCATATCCTTCAAACATTCCACCTTTTTGTGTAGACTTTACTATTCTTTGTGTTTTCTGTGCTGGTGTTAATTCTGTTTGTTTTGTTTGATTTTGTCTAATCTGTGGTGTAGAAGTAATATCATCTAGAACAGGAAATCCTGCTGACCTTAAAATTTCATTCCTTTCTTGATCTGAAAGGTTAAACGTAATCTTATCATATTTTTCTTTTTCTTGCGCTTGTTTTAATAATTCTTCTCTTGTTGGAACACCAAATTCTTTTCTTTTCTCTGGAGTGAGAAATTGCTCTCTAATATATTTGTCTGTAGCAATTCCACCAGCAATTGCTCCAGCACCAATAGCAAGTCCACCAACAGTTGCGAGTCCACCACTTAATACAATTACTGCCTTTGCAAGTGCTATTCCAAGTGCCGAAACTTGAGTTCCGGCAGTAAATGCAAGTATTTTTACACCAATAGCATAATAATCGCCAATATCCCAATCTTCTTTTAGTTCTACCGCCAAAAATCCAAGACCAATAAGTCGCAACCCTCGTAATAATACATTCCAAGTCATGGGTGCTTTTATTAATTGAGTAAATCTACTCGTCAAACCTGGTCCAGGTGGAACTTTTGGTGCTTGTGGAATTGAAGGAGCCCTAAATCCAGATTGTACTGTACCAGAACCTGGTCTGGACCCTCTCATCATTTGTCCAGATCTAGATCCTGTTCCAGGTATAGTTGTTCCACCACCTCTGCCCTGAGTAACAGGTGGTCTAGGTCTTAGAGGATTTCTAAATTGAGGTTGACCACCTCTACCCTGAGTAACAGTGGTTCTACCTCTAGGAGTTCCAGTTTGTCTAGTAGGAGTAGTTCTAGGTGCTGGTTTAGCAGCATTTGCAAGGCTTCTTGCCCATTTAAATGGTCTCGTCAATAACCAACCGGTAATTGAAAGTGCAAGACCACCAATTGTTGCCGCAATTCCTAATAAACCACCATTCAATAAACCAAGAGTTGCTGTAACAGCACCTAAAGCAATACCTACTTCACCTGCTAAGTTTTTTAGTCCTTCAATATTTCCCTCAGCATTTAATTTTATTGCTAATAAACCTTTATCAGTTAACCAACCAGCAAATACAATAAGAAAAAAATCAAGTAATCTTTGCAATATTCCTCGTGTTTTCGCAGCAGTTGCTGCTACTGGTGAAATTAAAGTTTTAGCAAGTTTTTTACCAAAACCACCTTCTAATCCTTCTTCTTTTTCTTTTCTTCTTAATAATTCTCTCTGTCTTTCTCTTTCTACTTTCTGCTCTCTTAAGAGTTTTAACTCTCTTTTCTTTAATTTTTTATCTTCACGCTCTCGTCTCTCAAAATATGAAATAACCTTATCAAGTTTAATTGAAAGTGATTTATCCTGATATTTTACAATAGCAGAAGAATTTGCAGCAACTAGATCACTACTAGATCTAGCAAAAACATTTGCAGAACTTATTTTACTTCTTCTAAAAATAGCTTTTCTTTGAGATGATGACAAATACTGTCCAGTAGAAGGATTTACCCCACTTAAAGCTGCAGATTGTAAAATATTTCTGGAAAGTTTAGATGCCACTGCCTTGCTGCTGTTTTAGATTTTCTTCTTCAATATATTGTTGTAAGAGTGTAAGATATATTTCTTTCTCCCAAGGAATCATATTTTCTAGTTCTGTCAAACTATATTTATGATGCTGCATCAAGGCAAAATTAATCTGATAGTATGACGCAAGATCAGTATGCGCCATACTTATGCGAAAAAACTTGCTAGACCCTCAAGGACAACTTCACTTTCAACTTTTGTATTTGGATTCTTGACTTTCAATGTGTGTGAAAGTTTAGGCATTGTATCAAAGAATTTTTCAATCTCTTTAAACTGTTTTGAACTTAGTTGTTCAATAAATTCATCCAACTCTTTTTTAGAACAATCAGATGCAGACCACGATTCTTCATTATTATAAACTTGTTCAATACAAGATGAAATTAATTTAAAAGATTCATCAACACCAATAGAATTTTCCATTGCAAAGTTATTTTTGATGAACTCTGAGAGTGATGGATATTTCATTCTCATTTTCAAATTTTCATCCAGTTTAATATCAATTTTATGATCTGGATCTTTTTTAACTTCAATCTCATCAAGATTAATAGTTACTGGAACTTGAGTTTCACCATCATCTGGGCAGGTTACCAAAATATCTACAGATTCACCAACAGATTTACCTCTGATATTTAAGAAAAGATATTCAATATCAAAAGTTGATAAGTTTTCTACCTTAATACCTCTACTCAAAATACAATTACCAATTACTGTCTTAATAGCATTGGTAATCTGTTTTTGATCTTCAGATTCCATCGCAATGATAAGAATCTTTTCCTCTTTAACTAAAAATGGTCTATAACGAATCTTTTTCTTAATCGAAGGAATTTCCAACTCATAAATTGGAGTATTAATTTTTGGTAAAGGCATAATATCCTAAACAATTCAGATATTTTTATTTATCAAGCAAAATTAGATGGATTGGGGTTTAATATAGTAGTTTCTGGTTGACCTGGACCTGGTAGTAAATCATTCTGACCTAGAGTAGGTTCACCTAATATAGGACCATAATTAGGTGATCTATTCTCCTTATTGTTGTCTATACCCTGTTTCTCTGCAATACTTGTCTCTTTTCCAGTAATATAACGCTCAAAGTTGAATGATGCACTAACTTTCATGATCCTAGAAGCTTCATAATTTACCGGTGTTGAAGATAAATTAATTGGAAACATTCCTCTGAAAGTATATTCAATTTCTCTATTACTATTATAATCTCGTTCAAATTTTACTATTTTTGTTTTATCACACTTATAACCACCATTTGATCCATTTTCATCTGCATATGGATATCTCATTCTATAGTAATATCCATCACGATTTTGATTTACTCCAGATCCACTACTAACAAATTCCATCCAATGCTCTAAGAACTTTAGCATCCTGTAATCACTATCAACATAAAATTCTAAATCAATTTGAGTAAAAATTCTAGTGTGAGCAAACTTTTCCATCACGCCCATGAAGTTGCCCTCAACATCAGCAGTTGCTAGTCCACTTCCAGGAATAAATGCAGAAGAGCAAAGTAATCCAGCATCTTCTGCAATAAATCTCCTAGTAATTCCTCTCCTATTCAAATAGGAAACTAAATCATTAGAAAGACCACCAAAAGAAACTTGATAGTGTGATGTTTGCGCTAAATTGGTGAACAGAGGCTTGAACTCTGATATCTTCTTAGATCTCGGCACTCTAAATACCTTATACGAGTCTTATATTATTAGTTATTTAGATGTCATATAAAGGAAAATATCAACCATCTTTCCCAAGAAAATACAGAGGTAATTCTAACAACATCATTTACAGATCTCTTTGGGAAAGAAAATTTATGAGATACTGTGATTTGAATGAAAACATTCTTGAGTGGGGTAGTGAAGAAATTGCTCTTCCATATCGTTCACCAATAGATAATAAAATTCATCGATACTTTCCAGATTTTTACATTAAGGTTCGTGAGTCAACTGGTCAGATAAAAAAATATATCATTGAAATCAAACCTAAAAAACAATGTATTGAACCAAAAGTTCAAAAGAAAAAGACCAGAGGTTACATTTATGAAGTACGCGAATATGTTAAGAACCAAGCAAAATGGGAAGCAGCAAAAGAATTTTGTGCAGATCGTCAATGGGAGTTCAAAGTTTTAACAGAGGACGAACTAGGTATCTAAAATGCCAAGAAAAACTCTAAAGCAAAGAAGAGGAAAAACTGATACTGATTATAATATAAATCGGATTCGTCATGTCTCCGATAAAGTTGGTAAATATGATCATCCAGACGATATTATGCTTGAGTTAATTGATGCACTAGAAGAAGGAACGAAAGTTCCAGAATCTGGTAAATTTTATATCTTTATCTACAATGCAAAAACTCCAAACATTAGTTATGATCAGCATCCATTAGTTGCCGTGACTGATGTATTTCAATGGGGATTTCGTGGAATAAACTTTCATTGGGATGGTAGTGTTAGACAATATACATGGAATGAAATTGCTGGTGGAATCTATGAGGTTACAAGATCCGAGCTAAAAGACCTACAGATGATACCTTTTCAAAATATACGTCTAAATAGTTAAAAAAGGTGATGCCTGCTATCCCACAACGCCCCGGCAGAAAGAAGAATAAAAATAATTCTGGTAGAGGATTAAGATATCCTCTTAAGCAGATGGAAAATGATACTGACTACTTACAGATTGATATTAAACAATATACTCCTGTTACATTTGAAACAACTCCCAACTTTGTAACAAGACAACCAACATCAACAGGTAAGTTAAAAAATGTAGAAATATTAAAATCAATATTTTTACCAATTCCACAAAATATTCAAGATACAAATGCAGTTGGATGGGGTGACGATAGTTTAAACAGTATTGCTGCTTACGGTGTTGGTCAAGTTAGTGGATTGATTG